CTTGCCAAAAAGGGGTGTTTTTCGCTATTGATAGAAAGGCCGATCAACTCTATCACGCGAAAAGAAGCGTAGATGAGCTACTGCGGGCTCTCGTAGGAGCTAGAGTACTGCTCGGATATGAGCTTAGCTGGAGCGCGAAAAATACCCTTGCAAACATTACGGCAGGGAAATTTTACTTAGACGTGCGCATGCAAAATAACCCAATCGTAAAGCAACTAACGCTAGATTTCATCTACGTAGATACATACGGCAAGGTGCTAATGGACGCGCTTAACGCATAACAAAACCAATAAGAAAAATTAAGGAGACAAAAATGCTTAGAAGACAAGTGCCTCAAGCAATTCAGGAAGGAAACGTTTTTATTAACGGACAAGGTTATTTAGGGGTCACTAAAAAACTTAAAATCCCTATGATTGAGTTTGAAACGATAGAGGCGAAAGGTGCGATAAGCGCAAATTATTCAGCAGGTATAATCAAACCGATGGAGGTTGAGTTTACGATCTCCGTACTCGATAAGAATATGCTTGCCGCGATTGGCCTTAATAGCTTTACAAGCCGCATCCCGTTTCTTTTTAAGGCGTCTATCCACCAAAGTGGAAAAGATGGCCCCGTGCCTTTTAGCGCCGCTTTTACGGGCGATATCACGAGTTATGAAGTCAAGGAGTTTGAGAGCGGTAATGAAATGGAGATAACGATCAAACTAGCAGCAAATTTTGTTGACATTAATGTCGATAGTGTGCCGATGGTGCTAATTGATGTCGAAAATATGATATGTCGCATTAGCGGGATAGATTACATGGCAAGCGTCAGGTCGAATTTGGGCGAATAATTTTAAAGGAGAAAAAATGGCAAAAGCAAAATCAAATGTCGTTGAAGAAAACGGCAACCAGTATACCGTAATAGCACTTAGTGATGGTAGGGAGATAAAAATCCGTCACCCAAAAGGTAAAGATCTACGCTTCGCGATGAACGGTAGCGGGGGAAACGATGCCGACATCGTTTTTAAACTCTCATCAACACTTACGTGCCTTAGTTTGGATGAGCTTGACGAGCTACAAGCAAAAGACTGTTCGCTAATCATCAAAGAGGTGGCCGCTTTTTTAGCATAGCCCACACCTTTGAAGGTGTGGCTTTGGTTGCGCATGTGCTTCATTTTTCATTCAGCGAAATAATGGATCTGAATGTTAATGAGTACCACAGATTTTTGAAAATTTCGCAAGAAATCTTAAAGGCTAGTGCGGGTAGCTTTAATTAGTTTTTAAAGCGTCGTAAATAGAGGCGATTGTGACAGAAATAAAAATTACGGCAAAAGGATTTACATCTGCTGTGGCATATAAGATACCGCCTATTACGGCAGAGACGCCCAAAGCAGCGGTTATTATGTCGGTCTGATATGATGCTTTCGTTTTCATATTATGATTTTAGCATTTACAAGTAAAAAATTCAAGACCGACTGAAAATCCTAAAATCAGGTGGACGCGAGTAATATAATTTCCACCCGCAGGCTTGACTTTGCTAAAACAAGGAGTAAAAAAAGAAAATGAATAGCACGCAAATCGGAATTTCAATATCACTGATTACCAAAGGTTTTTCCGTACTTAGCGGCGATGTGAAAAGGCTGAACGCCCTTTCAGAAAGCCTAAAAAAAGTGGGGCGGGACGTAACAGAGCTAAATCAAAAAATATCCAAAATCAAGTCCTTTAAAGAGAAGATCGGTATCAACCAGGATAAAATTCTAGGCGAATTTTCACATTTTCAAAGCAGGCTAGCGGCCGTCGGCTCTTTCGGGTTGCCATTAAAACTTGCGATAGATTACGAGGATGCATTCGCTGATATCAAAAAGGTAGTGGATTTCAAGGATGAAGCCGAAAAAGAGGCGTTTTCAAATGAGCTTTTAAGGCTAACTCAGATAATACCGCTTACCGCGAAAGAGCTTACCCAAATTGCTGCTGCAGGCGGCCAAATGGGTATTTCAAAAGATGAGCTTTTGGATTTTACGCAGATGGTAGCAAAAGTTGCGACCGCTTTTGATATGTCTGCGGATAGCGCTGGAGAGAGTATTGGAAAGATCAAAAATATTTTAAATTTGGATCTTGGCGGTACAAAAGATCTGATGGATGTCATAAACGGGCTTTCAAATTCGAATCCGGCAAAGGCCGGCGAGCTTGTCGACGTGATGAAACGAATCGGCGCCCAAGGAAAACAAATCGGACTTACAAAAGAGCAAACTGTTGCTTTGGGCTCGGCATTTATTTCGCTCGGAAAAGCGCCCGAAACTGCATCTAACGCGGCCAATAAGCTGATGAAAACATTAGGAAATATCTCAACTTCGAGCGAGAAAGAGAAAAAGGCTCTTGCCGAGCTAGGGTTTGATGTGGATTTTATCCAAGCCGGGATGAAGACGGATTCTAAAAAAATGATGATGGATTTTTTGCGCGCAGTGAAAAACATCGAGGATAGTAAGCGCGGAGCTATACTTAATACGCTTTTTGGCGATAATTACGATACTGATATCGCTACGTTAGTCGGCGGTTTGGATACCCTAGAAAAGGCCATGAACGATGTTGCGAATCCAGCAAAATTTAAAAACAGCTCGGACACGGAATTTCAAAATAAAGCAAACACCACTCTCGCAGCACTTAAACGTTTTAGGGGGGCATGGACGGCTATCGGTATTCAGATCGGAAATGCATTTTTACCTGTGCTAAACACCGTTACATCATTTTTTAGCGCAGTAGCTAAATTCATAAGTTATTTTTTAAAGGAATTCCCAAGACTTTCAAAAGTAATTTTTGGCATTGTAGGTGGGTTTTTAGCAATCGTTACGCTTGCACCGATGTTTAGAATCTTGGGCTGGAGTATTGGAATTTTAATCAATCAAGCCCGTATTTTAGGTACGGTTTTTTCATTCTTAATTAAAGTCTTTAGATTAAAGTGGTTAGCCACTCTCAAGCTTAACCTGGCATATATCGCCGTTACGGCACAAACTAAAGCTACCGCCGCCGCTACATGGATAGCGAATACGGCAAGTAAGGCCTATGCGTTTACTACGGGAATTTTAAGCAAAGCACTAACTGCGTTAAAGGCGGGATTTGCTGCTGCGGGATTAGGAGCAAAAATACTTCGTATCGCGCTAATCAGTACCGGTATCGGCGCCATAGCGGTCGGTATCGGCATAGCCGCCGCATATATTATAGAGCACTGGGATGATGTAAAAGCCTTCTTTATGGGCTTTTGGCAAAAAATTCAGCCGTATTGGGAAAGTATTGCAGCCTGGTTTGAAAAGGTCTGGAGCACGGTGGCTAACTTTTTTAGCTCCGTTTGGGATAGCGCAAAGGCTTTATTTAGCGGATCGTGGGACGGGATAGAGACGAGATTTAGCGCTGCGGTAGAGACGATTAAAGCCTTTTTTTCTCCACTTGCAGATTTTTTCAGCGATATCGCTAAAAGTATTTCGGCTGCGTTTGATTGGGTAATAGATTTTTGGAAAAATACTTTTGGCGGCTTTTTTGATTGGATAGGCGAGAAAGTGAATTGGATGAAAGATACGGCGCGTAGCGTCAAGGAATTTTTTGGCTTCGGCGAGGATACGGATACTCCGCAAAAAAGCGCGATTAATCTATTTGGGCAGAACGCAAGAGGCGAACTTGCGGACATCAATAAAACCTATGCCGGGCAAACTCGCTCCGCTGTTTTAAAAACGGCGGATGGCCGCGAAGTGAATGTAAATTTCAGCGGGAATTTCAACCTGCATTCAAATGACGGGAAATTTGATTTACAAAGCTTTAAATCTCAAGTTACTCGCGGCGTACAAGACGCTCTCAGGCGCGACGAACTTAACTCCCAAAATACGGACGTAAGGGGTTAGAATGGTCTTAAATTTGGGCGGCTTTAAATTTGAATGGAAGCAGATGCTTGGTATCGACATGCAGACTGATTTTAGCATTGAATCGATAGATAGAATCGAAAATCACCCGGCTTTATTATCCGCTGCGCTGGAAAGTCAGACTATTAGCGTATCTGCACAGACATTGCCGTTTAGAAACGACGGGCAAAATGCGTTAAAGGCACTTTACATATTAGCGGCGACACGACAAAGTTATCCTTTGGTAGGCGGTAACGGTAGATATTTCGGTAGGTTCGCAATTATCAAAATCAGTGAAAAGAGGGCTATTTTTACGCCAAACGGAGCATTTTTAACACAAAATTTCACAATGGAGCTGAAAAGAGATTATGATATATAAAGCGAAAGATGGCGAACGGCTAGATCAAGTCGTTTATAAATATTACGGCCATTTGAAGTATTTTGAGCAGGTTTTGGAGCTAAACGCTAAACTAGATCCGATATTAAAGGCCGGGGATATCGTATTGTTGCCAGAAATTGAGAAAGCGACGAAAGAGCAGGCAAAGCTATGGTGAGAAAACCGAGTTTCAAGCTTGAAGCAAATGGCAAAAACATCACAGATGCCATCAAAAGAAACCTTTTAAACCTAAATTTCGACGATAAAGAGGGATTCAAAAGCGACGAGATCAGCTTTCAAGTATTTGGGATCTACGCCAAGCCCGCGTTCGGTGACAAATTAAAGCTTTGGCTTGGTTGGGCGAATGATCTTTCATCCGCAAATCAAGAAAGCGGGCTTTATTTTTGTGGCTCTTTCAGCGTACAAACGGTAAGTAGGGACTATAAAGCTAAAACAACTGAAGTGCGCGCAACCGCTGTAAATTTTGCCAGCCCCCAAAAGGATAAAAAGCGATGTAGCTGGGAAAATACTTCAATTTTTGCGATCGCAGGCAAAATAGCCAAACAAAATAATCTAAACTTAAAAACTACTGGAGCTGATCAGCCTGTTATGTCTGAGCTACAAGACGGGGTCAGCGATATAGAATTCCTCTACACGCTTTGTTTTAAACTGGGCTATAAAGCATTTATTAAAAACGATACCGTGATCGTAACTCCCAAAGAAGCAAAGGGTGATGAGACTCAAACAAGCGGGACGTCAAAAAATAATAACCTACCCGAATTCAGTATAAATCTAACCGATCTAAGCTCCCTTGAAATTACGGAAGCAAATCGAAATAGCTACACTGCGGTAATTTTAGAGTGGCAAGATATATCAAGCGGAAAAACTAAAAGCATTAAAGTAGGCAAAGGCGAGCAGGTTTATAAAATGCAAATTCCTGAGCCAAAAAGCGATAATGAGGCTTTTAAGCGCGGTGAGGCTAAATTAAACGAGCTTCAACGAGGCGGCATTAGTGGCAGGTGTGAGACTTTGGGCGCAAATATAGTAGCCGGGGGAAAGCTGAAATTTAAAGACGCTTTAGGGCTTGAAAAAAGCGAATTTACCATAAAGTCCGTATCGCACAAACTGAGTGTTGAAAATTACAGTGTAGAGATAGAATTTGAAGGATAAAGGAGTAAAAAATGGTCTTAGAAATTACAAGGTTTAAAGAAGTGGACGATATGACGCTAGGGCGTTTTATCTTACGCGATGGCGAAAAGGAAGTGCTAAAAGGATATACCTGCGAGCCTGCGGGCCCCGATACCACGCAGAGCGGCATGGATAGACGCATACCGCAAGGAAGGTATCGGATAGCCTGGCACGATAGTCCGAAATTTAGAGTTCGTCTGCCGCTTTTATGGAATCAGCAGGTGCCAAAAAGTCGCTGCATTCTGATCCATTCGGGCAATACCGGAAGCAATACCGAGGGCTGCGTGCTACTGGGCAACTCTTTGG